ATACAGCTTCGTTGCTGATTGGTTCGGCAATGTCGGGCAATGTCTGTCCGCCATGACCGATTTTGTAGGTCTCGAGGTGACTGGAGCCTACACTACCACTTCCACTGAGGTGAATTATCAGTATGATGCCTATAACTTTGACAACAACCCCTCAAAAGGCGGGTCGGGGTCTGTTAGAGGCAAAGGGTTGACTATTCACCGTGGGGGCGGCATTGCCGGTCCCACCCTGAGACTGAAACCGTTCTCAGGATTTTCGCCCGTCCGAGCTGCAACGGCAATTTCGCTGTTGCTTCAGAAACTGTGACGGGAATTCTCGAACTTACTTTCTAGGAGCCACTATGGCCACCGCAGCAGATATCACGGTCAAGAAGGCCGACGGCACCACTGACATCATTTGGAGCCTTGTTGCGTCCAGTGGCGGGGATAACTCTCCCGCTGTCTGGCGCTCGAACACCGCACCGGGTACTCTCGGACAGCGACCCACCTTCAAGATTTCGACTCGCGACAACGGTAACAAAACCGCTCGCCGCGTCGACATCTCCGGTGTGTTTCCGTCCGTGTACACGAATTCGGCGTCCGGGCAAACGGAAGTGCGAGCCACGATCCCGTTTAGCGCAAGTTTCGCCGTGCCGCAAAACATTGTGACGACTGACCTCAACGAGGCGGCAGCTCAGCTGTGCAACCTCATTGCGTCGGCCCTCTCCAAGTCTGCGATCTCGACGGGCTTCGCGCCGACCTGATCCTTCTTCGTTCCTTTCTTTGCCTATAGGATCCTCTATGACAAACCCCTTATCTGCGGACTTCGTAGATATCCTCCTCACTCTCTGTGAGGAGGTCGCCACCCCCCGTTCTTGTACCGTAGCGATACTGGTACGTAACGGGGAGTGGGATCAACTTGCGCTACTACGAGTTGATCCAAATAACTACCTCAATGCCTCTTCGCTATGGCGTGATACCATAGTAACGGAGCTCCTTCGGAAGTGCGAGGATTTGCCAACTAGCTTTGACCGCAAGGGCAAGGCTAACGAGCTTTTTCTCGCGTCTGAAGAGAGGTGTTATCGTAGCAACAGAAGGCTTGAACGTCTGCTTTTCCCCGGTGACTATGTTCACACGGCTGCAGACGTCGTCGCCCGTTCAGTGTTTGAACGGGCGAAGAAAAAAGTGCTTTCTGTCCTCGGCCCATTCCCTTACCATCGAGGTCTCCTCGAGGGTAAGTTCGGACCAGGTGCTACATATGGCGATAAGGGCGGTCAGTCGACCGTACCCGACAAAATGTCAACAGAACCTACTTTGACACCGTCAGCTTGGACTTCCCTGTCATCCTGGGGGTCTACGGCATGGGCTCGCGCCTGTGCCGTTGACGGTAGGCAGCCGCGTGTTGTGAGCGGAAACAGGTTTTCTACTGTTCCGAAAGACTGTGTTAAGTTCCGCGGTATTGCAGTGGAACCAAGCATCAATGTCTTTTACCAGCTTACCATCGGTAAGCTGATCCGCTCGAGACTGCGCCGTCTGGGTAACAACCTAGATGTGGGACAAGATATCCACAGGCGACTTGCCTGTGAAGCCTCGACCGAAGGCCATCTTGCTACCCTTGACCTCAGCAATGCTAGCGACACCATTTGTAAGAACTTGGTCGAGTTCTTGCTTCCCCCATGTTGGTACTCTGTGCTAAATGACCTTCGGTCACCATGCACTCTTTTCGAAGGGCGTAACGTCCTCCTAGAAAAGTTTTCCTCTATGGGTAATGGTTTCACTTTCGAATTAGAAACGTTGATCTTCCACTGTCTGGCTGCAGCTTGCTGCGAGCTTACTATGGACGATCCTTTTGTTTCCGTCTTTGGGGACGACATCATTGTCCCTACAGAGTGTTCGAAAGATGTTATCGCATTCCTTGAGCTTTGTGGATTCGAGATCAATTCCAAAAAGTCCTTTACTGCAGGCTTCTTTCGAGAGTCCTGCGGTGGAGACTTTTTTGATGGTGTCCCTGTGAGGGGTCACTATCTTAAGGAGTTGCCTTCCACCCCTGCTCAACTCATCGCCTTTGCGAACGGCCTTCGGCGCTCTGCCGGAGATCGTTTTAGCTGGGTTTATCGTGCATGGCGACGGATTTTAGACCGAATCCCGGTTTTGATCCGTAATTGCAGAGGCCCTTCAGGCCTCGGCGATTTAGTCATCCATGACGACGAGTGTCGCTGGAATTTTCAGCGGCGGTCTTCGATAAGATACATTCGTGTTTGGCGCCCCATCCCCCCTAAGAAGGTAAGATGGGAACACTTCAAACCCGGTGTAATCCTAGCGTCAGCCCTTTATGGCTTAGGGTCCGGTGACTCGTTTCGAGTCACTCAGAAGGGAGTTTTACGACTTCCTCCGCGTCTCTTGGGGGTAACCCCTAGAGGCGGCTCTTTGAGCTATAAACTCGGCTGGGTGCCGTTCTCCTAGGGGAACGGCTCGGATATTCTCCGATCTTTCTGGAGTCATTCTCCAGTGGAATAAATAGGCG